GATCTTAATTTTGAACAAATGGCAATTTTAAAATGCAACTTAACTTTATAAAAATTAGATAATTATGCCACAATTGAATGGAACGAACATTAGCGTTCAAAAAACGTTTTATAATGATTCGCAGATGACAGACATGAACAGTCTGGCAAATGCACTATTGTCTAAGCCAACTGAACTTTCTCCGATTATCACACATTTGTCTGGTAAAGATGATAAACGTTTCCCACTATCTTTCTTAACAGAAGGAGCTGGTAACGTTCAATCAATCGACAGATTAGAGTATGAATATCGTGTGGCTACCCACAAATTGAGAACTCGTCCAGTGGCTGTGTCAAATGCAGGAGCAAACTTAGGACAGGGAGGAGCAACTTTTACGTTAGTATTCCCTGATAAACGATTTATTTTCCCTTACGTATTAGTAAACTCAAAAGGTGAACTAGCGCGTATCATGCAAGAGCCTAAGCCTTATGTAGGTGGTTCTGGTTGGGAGTATACATTACAATTAGTAAACCCAGCAGCAGCTACAGTATTAACTTCAGGTTATACTGCAGGTGATCTTTGGGCTCAATTGTATGCACCAGTAGGTGTTGACTTCTCAAGAGGTAACGCTTCTAACTGGCAAGCTCCAGGAAAAGTTCGTAACAAAATTACAACAGTACGTAAATCTTACCACATGTCAGGACATGCAAAAGATTTCGTTGCAGAATTCTCTTTACCAACTAAAGGTGGAGGTTCTACAAAACTTTGGATGGATTACGAAGAGTACCAACACATGCTTGACTTCAAAGAAGAGTGTGAAATGTACTACTGGTACGGACAAAAAACTTATGATGCAAACGGTAACACGTTTATGAAAGATGAGAATGGACAGCCTGTTATTGTAGGTCCTGGTTTATTCGAGCAAATCGTAAACACTGATACTTACTCAACTATGACTGAGTCTAAGTTGAAAAACATCATTGGTGATTTATTCTACCAAATGACAGACGCTAACCAGAAGCAAATTACTTTGTATACTGGTACTGGTGGCGCAAGAGAGTTTGATGAAGCTCTAAAATCACACTTTGCAGGTAACTCCTTCAAAGTAGGTGGTGAAAACAGATTCATCACAGGTAGCGGACGTAACTTAGGATTGACTGGTTACTTCACTACATATGAGCATGTAGATGGTCATGTAATCAACGTGGTAAAATTACCATTGTTTGATCACGGTCCAGTTGCACAAGCTCGTGGAAAGCACCCTGTTACTGGTTACTCTTTAGAGTCTTACCGTATGGTATTTGTTGACCAGTCTAACTATGACGGACAAGCTAATCTTACAATGATCTCTAAGAAAGGTCGTGAGATGATGCGCTGGTGTGTTGCTGGCTCTGTAGTTCCTAGAGGTTTCTCTGGCTCAGATGCAAGAGCATCAGACGTTGACGGTGCGAGCGTACACATGTTGAAGACAGCGGGTATCTGCTTACGTAGATTTGATACTTCGTTGGACATTCAGTGTGTAGCTTCTTAAATTTGGCGTGCATTCGCAAGTCTATATATTGGTTTTTGGTTAAGGTCGTGGGGGGTAACACCCCCACATCCTTACTTTAAAAATATTGGAGAGTTATACTTTACATCCACTAATTAACACTTTAAAAGTACTACATTATGAGTAAAAAAGTTTATTTAAGGGCTAAGCCGATTAACAATCACTTACCTAAAGAAATTAACGCAAGCGCTGTTAGGAAACTAAGTAGCGTATATGTCAACAGACAACCACTTAAGCCTTTTAATCCAGCGGATGAGAAGACTTATTTAAATGGAATGTTAGACGTAGATCCCGCTCACATGGAGTGGCCAAAACACACTAAAAAATTCTGGGCAGAATTTACTGTCGCAGTAGGCTTTGAAGGTGTAGAACTAGAAGTAGGAAAGACAGAAGATGGACATCCTATTGACATTACTGATTATCTAAAATATCATTTTGCATTGAAACATCCACATGTAGCATTATCAGAAGAAGAAATGATTGGGGACTCTCAAAAACGTTTCTATATTCACGACATTGCTAAAAAGGATATGATGCGTAACAATGATATTCAAATCAAAAAAGATGCAGATAAAGCATTTATCAAAGTATCTAATGATGAGAAGCAGATGAGAAGAGTGTTCAGACTATTAGGTAGTATTAATCCTGATACATTGACAAGAGAGCAAGTTGAAAACATGCTTTATGATATGAAGGAAAAATCACCTAAGAAGTTTATCAAAGTATGTGAAGATAAGCACTTAGAATTAAAAGCAGAAATTGAAACAATGGTTACTGCAGGGGTTCTAAGAAAGATAGGTAACCAAGTTATCTTTATCGACGAAGTACTAGGAGAAACTATGGATGACACAGTTATACACTTGAATGACAAAAAGAACTCAGGTAAATTAACAATTTTAAGAGCAAAACTTAAACAACTAGCATCTTAATGAATGTAACTGAAATGCATATAGCTGTACAGCAAGGAGTGGATAAGATTAATTCACTCCAAGCTGACAGTTTGCTATCCGAAGAGATAGACATTGAATTAAACAAAAACATGTTTAGATTCATCAATACTAAGTATGGTAGAAATAACATCTACAGAAAAGGATTTGAAGAATCTCAAAAAAGAATAGATGACTTACGTACACTCGTGCGTGAGTATGAAGCTCCAGTATCATTTAAGGAGCAATTAAAAACAAAAATATTTGTTGACACTTTCCAATTACCAGGAGATTATATGTATTTGGTAAATCAACAATCAAGACTGTGGATAAATAATTGTAGGCCTATAACCTACTCACTGGTCAATCCTCCAGCTCAATACTATTTTGTACTAAGCTTAAATAACTTTGTTACAAATAATGCAACTAATAATTCTTCTGCATTTGTAAATGGTATTGATATGGTAGCAGATGTTACAGGAGTTGATCCTACATCAGCATCAATATGGAATCCTTCAGCTGCATTAATAGCAGGAGGATGGACACCAGAAAGTTATCCTTCAAATATAGAAGCAGTTAAACAAGATATTGTAGATAATCCAGGAATAGGATTTGACATTTACTGGGAAGAGTACGAAACTCTAAATTACCCAGGAAGTTTTATAGTAGTAGTAGATATTGAATCATATCCTTGGATAAGTTATGATGGTTCATTAGGAGAAAGAACATTTGCTGTTGGAGTACCAGCTGTAGATGAGACAGCTCCAGCACCGCAAGGATTAGAGTTTATGGATACTACTTACGCAGAACGAAGAGAACCAGTTTCTTTTTCAGCTAACATAACTGAAGGAAATAGATTCTCACAACAAGACGACATATTTACGCTTTTAAGTGACCCGTTTAATACTACAAAATACACTTCTCCATTAACAACAATGAGAGGTAACTCTATAGACATATACACTAGTGATATATTTATAATAGACACTGTAAAAATAACGTACATTAGAAAGCCAGGCGAAATATCCTTATCTTTGGGGATTGACTGTGAGTTACCAGAGCATACACATGAAGAAATTGTAGCTATGACAGTGAGCAGTATATTAGAAGCCATAAGTGATCCTAGATACAAATCTTCGATCATGGAGGTAACAAAGAATGAATAATTATTAATAGCGGCATAGCCGCATAAATTTTAAAAAAATGGCAAGACATTTGTTAATTGGAGACGGTACAACAGCAGCATATGCTAACGGTCTCTTAGCTGACGGATCTATTGATATTCAAAAACTATCTTCTAATGGACCTACTTCATTAGTTGCTGGTGATACTATCGCAGACTCTGATCAGATTAGATTTGTACAAGGTGGTCCTTCAAACATTGATGTAAATATTGTATCTCCTTGGATTTACGGTAAAGATATTGTTGTAGCAGGAGGACGTTCTTACGCAGCTTCAACTGCTAAAGACGAAACTTACACTATTTCTGCACTTACTGCTACTGCAGCAGGTGAGGCAACTATTAAAGTAGTAAACATTACAAACGGAGAAGAACCTTTTCAGTTTAAGTCATGGACTTATTCATATGCTATAGGTGAAACTGCAACTAACATTGCTGATGGTTTAAAAGCTTTAATAGCTGTAGACCAAGCAGCTTTTGTTAACTGTGATAACACTGGTGCTTCAGACGCAACGTTTGATTTCTCTGGATTTATCATGGGAGCAACTATGAACGATGGTTTCGTAAAT